TATGGGGCCGGGCACCTTCTCCCCGTCGCTTTATGCTATGGGAGCGGGACGCCCGATGGAAGATAATATCGGGAGAGGCACGCTGTTCGGAAATTAGGATTTAAACCGGAGGGAAAAGGGCGGTCTCCCGGCCGCCTCCTTGGGAGCGGCGTTGGGCCTCTGGCGTCGCCCCAAGGTCCCCGAGGTTCTGACAGGAAGAAGGGAGGAATTTTATGGCTCTTTCGGTAGACAGATATTTGGCCCGGAACAAAGACCTGATGACCCGCAAGGCCCCCTGGAATATTCATTTTCAGCGGTTAGCCGAGAATTTCCTCAACCGCAAGGCTGATTTCACCAATGCCATATCCCCCGGCGAGTTCCTTTATCTCGATACTTTCGACAATACCGGAGAAATAGCCGCGCTTCAGGCCGCCTCGATTTTTGTGTCTATGCTCTGGCCCGACAGCGTGAGGACTTTCGTTATCCGCCCGGTGGACGAGCTAAAAGGACAACCGGGGGTGGAAGAGTATTTCCGCTTCTGCACTCGACAGATGCAGCGTTTTATGGATTTGCCGAGGGCGGGGCTTCTGCCGGCGTTTCAGGAGAGCGAGATAGACGGGCAGGTATTCGGGACCTTCGGGATTGCTACTTTCGAGAACGACGACGATTCGTTGCCTGTCGTGTATGAGTCCTGGAACATCAAGGGGATGCGGATATCAGAGAACGCGCAGGGGTTCGTGGATACCGTGTTTTATTCTGACAACCGGACGGTGCGCCAGATTATAGAGGAATACGGCGAAGAGAACGTACATCCGAACGTCCTGAAGATGCGGGCGGACGGCAAGATGGAGGACAAGCTCGAGGTTCTGAAGGTTATAGAACCCCGGGCCAAGAAAGACCGGGCGGCCGGCGGGAAACTCGGGATGCCCTACCGCAGCGTTCATATCGACGTTGCGAATCAAAAGATAATGCGGGAAGGCGGATACGCCGAGTTCCCTATAGCGGTAGGCCGGGCCATAAAGACGGCGGGGGACGAGTACGGCCGGTCACCGGCCATGATGGCTCTGCCCGATGTCATGAGCCTCAATTCTCTGAAGGAGGCCATAATCAAGGCGTCGGAGAAACAGCTCGACCCTCCGCTCGGACTGCTGGATGACGGTAGACTTGGAGGCGGAACCGTGGATACATCTGCGGGGGCGCTGAACGTCTTTAATACCGCCGGCCGGTTGACCGCGGATAAGCCGGTGTTCCCTCTGTTCACCATAGGGGAAATGCAGAGCGCGGAGAAGCTGGTGGAGTCTTTCAAGGAGAATGTCGCCCAAGCGTTCGGCCTGGACCGCCTTCTCGATTTCAACAACCAGACGCAGATGACGGCCTACGAGACCTCGGTGCGCGACCGGATGCGGGGGAGTTCTCTCGGCGGTATGTTCTGCCGCAGGATTGCCGAAGTCTACACTCCGACCATAGAGCGGACGTTCTCGATACTATTTAGGAAAGGACTGCTCGGTACACAGGACACGGGTTTCTCGGCTACACTCCGCAAAGCGTGGAACCGCATCCTGGGGCATCCGATTCAGTTGGTGCCCCCGGCCGTTCAGAAGGCGATAGATGCCGGACTCGATGTTTACGAGGTCGAATATATTTCGCCGGCGCAGCGGTTCATGCAGAGCGAAAAGCTCCAGGGTATCTTCACTTTTGGGGAGTTCATTCAGAAGATGGGAGTCATTCCAGGAGCGGAGGATATCCTCGATAATGCGGACTTTGACGATATGGCGGAGGAAGTGGCGAACTACTCCGGCGCTCCTGTAAAAGTGCTTCGGACGAGGGAAGCGGTAGATAAGAAGCGCAAAGCCCGCATGGAAGCGCAGATAGCAGCGGCGCAGATGGAACAGGCAAGGCAAGCGTCGGAAGTCGCCCGCAACGCCGGTTCTGCGGCGCAAAGTTTTAAGGCAGCGCAATAAAGGAGGACAGAGGCCATGACACTAGAACAGCGAGAGGCGTACAGGAAAAAGCAGGAAGCGCAGCAAGCCGCCAGAGAGGCGGAGCTGAAGCGAAGAGGGAAGATGGTGGCGGCGGTTGCGGAGACTGACGCGGGGAAAGAGTTTCTCCGCTTCCTTCATGACCTCTGCGGCTTCGCTTTCGCGGACAGGGTTATCCGGGCGGACGGACAGACCGACCTGACGGCGACGGCCCTCAATTCCGAACGAAGGAATATCTACCTGGAGATTCGGGGGTATATGTCCCTGGACCTTCGGAAAGAGATAGAGAATAGGGAGATAGATAACAAACAGGAGGCCAAGTAATTATGGACGACGACAAGAACAAGGGCGGCGCGGGGGATGGTGCGGGAGCTGGTGGTGACGCGGGGGGTGGTGCGGCCGCCCCTTTGCTGGAGACTCTGATACCCGAAGAGTTCCGGGAGAAACCATATCTTAGTGAATTGAAAAAGATGCCGGCCGGAGAGGAGGGGTATAAGGCACTCTTCAAGAAGCTGGACGGGGCGGAGACGCTCCTCGGGAGGAAAATCGGTATACCGGCGGCTGACGCCCCGGAGACCGAAGTGGAAAGGTTTTATTCTTCGCTGCGCCCGCAGAAGCCAGAGGAGTACGAGTTCAGTGCCCCGAAGGACGGAGCGGCGGCTACGGACGAGGAATTCAGGAAGGCCGCCCGCACCATGTTTCACGAAGCCGGGCTCTCCAAGACCCAGGCCAAAAAGCTGGCCGACAGGTTCGACTCCTACGTTACGGAGAAGAGCGCCCCGGCTATCGCGGAAGCGAAGCGTCTGGATGACGAGTTCAAGGTGCTGTCCGAAAAGACTTTCGGGGCAGACTACGCGGCCACGCTGTCGCGCAGTCAGGAGCTTCTGAAGGAACTGACACCAGACACGATGAAACCTTTTCTCGCCAAGCTCCCGAACGAGAGTCTCGTTCTGCTGGCCGGCGTAATGGAGGGGGTCCGCGCCAAGTTCATGAAAGAGGACACAGGCTCCGGGGGCGGGTCAGGGAAAGGCGATGGGCCGAAAGACGTAAACGCGCTTCGTGAGGAACTACACAATATATACTCTTCCGAGGCGTGGAAGGACTATAAGCACAAGGACCACGAGGCGGTCCAGAAGAGGGCGAGGGAAGTGGCGGTCCTTATGGCGAAACAGGGGGCCAGGCAGTAGTTCTGGGGAGATACGCAGGGAGGTCGGACTTGACAAAGTTCGACCCCCTGTGTATAATAAGATAGATTTGAAGTGAGGATACGGGGCGAGAAATCGCTACCCCCTCTGATGGCGGTCAGTCCGCCCGCGTCCCCGCGATAACAGGAGAGGGCACCCGTTGGAGTTAAGACGGATACTGTTCTCGCAAAACCACAAAAAATGGCGGCGGGGCTTCGCCCCAATGCGAGAATAGACGTGCCCCTAAAGGGGATGGAGAAACAAATATGGCAGTTCCCGAAATCGACAATGCACAGGTGATAGAGTTTTCCGCGCAGGTCCACGAAGCCGCGCAGCAGGGCAAAGCCCGTCTGCGCCCGTATGTGATGATAAAGCCTATGTCCGGCGATATCTTCGCCTACGACGGTCTGGGCCAGGTGGAAGCCGCCGAAATCACGACCCGGCATACGCCCATCGTGTTCTCGGACATCAGCCACAACCGCAGGAAGATAAGCCGCCGGCGCTACGCGCTGACGCTGCCTATCGACGCTTCCGATGTTCGCGGTATGCTGCTGTCGCCCCAGAGCGGTTACGCGATGGCTTGCGCCAAAGCGATGGAGCGCGTGTTCGACCGCGTGGTGGTCGAGGCCCTCTTCGCCAGCGTTTACACCGGCAGGGACTTCGGAACGACCGTTACCTATGCTGCGGACGGAGTGCAGACCGTGACGGCCACGACCGGCCTGAATTACGAGAAGCTGCTGGAAATCAACCAGAACTTCATCGACAAGGAAGTCGGGAACGACGTGCCCGTGGCGAAAATCATGGGCATCACCGGCGACGAGCATACGGCTCTGATGAAAGAGAACGAACTCGTCAACGGGGACTATTCCCGGCAGTACGTCGTGGATGCGGGCGAGATAGTGAAAGCCAACGGTATCACGCTGGTTAAGTTCGCCGGCGGAGTTACCACCCCCATCCTCGAAGTTTCCGGCGGAGTCCGCAACTGCTTCTGCATGGCGCAGAACGGGATGTGCGTCGGAATGAGCAAGGAGATGGCGATTTCGATAAAAGACCGCCCGGACCTCTACGAGACCACACAGGTCGAGATAGTGTTCGAGCTTGGCGCCGTCCGCACCGAAGGCGTCCTGGTCCAGCTGGTAACGACCACCGACTAACGGTGGGCGTTCGACAGGACCCTCCCTCCCCCGGGGGTAAGCTCTGGGGGAGGCAGACGGTGAAAAGTTTAAGGAATAAGGAGAAACACTATGGCAGTAATAGACGCCTACGTTAACAGCGATGCGGCGGCAGGGAAGAAAATAGCTCCGGGAAATATGGCTCCCGGTCAGGTTTTCGCTTTCGCGATGACCTTCGAAGTGGCTGCGACGGACAGCGACGCTTCCATCTACCGGGTGGCGAATCTGAACTCGAATCTGATTCCGTTCTCCCTGTGCGTGATGGGCGACGACGCGCTCGACATAACCACGGTGGACGTGGGTTTGTATCTGCCGGGCGCCAGCGGCGCGGTGGTGGATGCCGATTGCTTCGCGGACGGCCTGGCCGTCAACGGAGACGACATCGACAGCGCGGACCTGGCGAACAACGCCCTCGTCAGCCTTCCGATAGACGATATCGGCAAGAAGCTCTGGGAGATAACCGCGGTGGCCGCGGCCGGTTCCTATACCGCCGCTTCCCATCCGCAGTCGTTCGACCTCGCCATCACGGCGAAATCGGACCCCGGCGCTGCCGCTACCATATCAGTTCGCGGTCTGTTCATACAGGGCTAATTCCCTGTCGTAACCTTCCGTCCCCCGCGGGCATATCCTGCGGGGGCGGAGGCTAATTTAAAGACAGGAGGCGTATGGCGGCCCCTTCTACCGCAGTTGAAATCTGCAATCTGGCGCTGGACCGACTCGGACAGCGCGACATCTCCAGTATCGACTCCCCCTCCACCGAATTGGAGACCATCTGCGCCCGCCAGTTCCCGGAGACTGTCCGGGAAGTTCTCCGCAGATATATTTTCAATTTCGCCAGGAAGCTGGACGAGATAGAGGCATCGGAGACAGTTACTCCGGCCTTTGGCTTTACTTATGCTTTCGAGTTGCCGGAGGACTTTATTCGCCTCCTCGCACTCGGGGACACGACCATCAACGACGATACTCCGGGGGCGCTTTACACTTTGAGCGAGGGGCATATTTTCACCGACATAACGGACGGAGACGACCTGAAGATTTCGTACATCTATGAGGCGACGGACATCATCGAACTGTGGGACCCGCTGTTCACCCGCCTGGTGGTACTCCATCTGGCGGCCAACATCGCCTATAAGCTGACGCTGAAGAACTCCTTGATTCGGGAAATCCGAGAGGACGCCGCCGACGTGGCCTTGGCCGCGGCCGCCGTCGCGGGGCAGGAGAAACCCCCTCGCCGGATAGAGCGGAGTCGCATCATTACCGCACGTCGCGGCGGGCTCAATCCTGACTCGACGAGGTATCCGTAACGCCATGGATGAATAATGCCCAACGCCACTATCGTTAATTTTGCCGGCGGCGAAACCTCCCCGAAATCGAGGGGGCGTTTCGATATAACGTCATATAACTCTTCTTGTAAGAAACTCCAGAATTTTATTGCGGACGTGGAAGGCCCTGCGAGGTTCAGGCCGGGGTTCAAACATCTGGCGGAAACCTGTGGTGGGCAAGTCGCCCGTTTAGCCCCGTTTCAGGTTAGGAATCTTTTTACGCTGATGCTGGAGTTTACTAATTTGAAGGTTAGGGTTTATAGAGAGGGGTCCTTATTAACGCTCGACCGGACCACTTTGACTGCGGCCACCCAGGCGTCCCCCTGTGTAATAACGGTAGATTCTACTGACGATTTGGCTGATGGGGATGACATCATAATTACTGGCGTAGTCGGGATGACGGAGCTGAACGGAAGGACTTTTCG